CATAGTTGATGAAAACCAGTTTGTGCGTGGGGTTGAATACGTAGCCTTGGAAATCTTTGTTGTCCCTCATTTCTCGAATGAGGTTCTTTGCCATCGACTTTCCTAGACCTTCCCACCGCTGCATGAGGTGGTCATAGTCTCCCCACTCAGCCGTTTCGTTAACTCCGACTGGTTTATAGGTGATTTCCATTGGTAGTCCTTTCCGTTTCTAACCTCCATTTCTGCTATAATATAGTCGGAAAGGAGGATAACTATGATTACTTGTCACATTATGATTAATGGTCATGTTGAACCTGCACCAATGACATTGCCTGCTATTCCTATTATCGGTTCTGTCATTGCTAAGTCAGCAGACCATAAATCTGAGCATTACTTGGTGAAATGCGTTGAGTATGTCAACGGACATGATACTGTTAATCTACATGTTCAACCATTTCCTAACCAAATCAGTGCTGTCAACGCTGTTGATGGTTTCAGGAATGGCAGATAACTCTACAATCTTGACCCAGTAGCTATCTAGCACTTTCTTATCAACGTAGACCGCTTGTTCGCATAAACCGATGTGTCCATCAATGACCATCGCTCTACGGACAAGTAGGTCTTTTTCTGTTTCCAGTTCAATACGTCCAGCAATATTGCCAGAGATTTCAAGGTACTTGTATGGTTCTTTCATCTTTGCTCCTTTCATAATTTTAATTATTTAGTTCAAGTTCTTGAACTTCATAGTTAAAAAAATATTCAATAATCTCTTTTTTTGAGATTCCTAATAATCTAGCTGCCTTCACAATTTCGTCTTGTTGCCACTTTGCTTTCCCGTTAATTTTGAATGAAATCGTTGTCGGGGTTATGCCAATAGCTTTTGCGAAATCTTCTTGAGTTCCGTATTTTTCTTTAATACGACCTTTTAATTTAGCATAGTCAAATCTCATTGAGTTCTCCTTTCTAAGTTCAATCTCTTGAACTTTATGGTTTTATTTTAATCTTTATCTTTTTATTTGTCAACAGTTTTTGTTCAATTTTTTGAACTTTTTTTCGATTTTTCTTGAACTTTTTTATTTTCTACTATATAATAAAGCCATAAAGGAAAAGGGAAAAAATATGAAAAATACTACTGCTTCACGTTTGCAGCAAGTGATGAGCGAACGAAATTTAAAACAAGTTGACGTAATTTCTCTTTCAAAAGTGCATCAAAAAGAATTAGGTGTAAAACTTGGAAAGAGTGCTTTGTCTCAATACATCAATGGAAAATCAACGCCAGACCAAGAAAAGTTAGTGCTACTTGCTAGAACGTTGGGGGTGTCTGAAGCATGGCTCATGGGGTACGATGTCCCTATGACGAAAGAACAACCACAATCAACCAGCCCCCATGACATAGATGAAATCATAGCCAACGCCATGATGTTCGATGGTAAACCACTAACTGATAGTGATAAACGTGCCATTCGTGGCATAATTGCTGGCTACATGAGTAGTAAGGAGAAATAGTATGGTTCGCAAATCCAAACAATCTTATAGAGATTTGGTTACTTTGCTTGACAACAACGGGGTTGCTTTTGAACTTATGTCAAAAGGGAAAGCCATTACTTTTTTAGAAAAGAACAACTACTACTATAAAGTCTCTGCTTTTAGAAAAAATTTTAAAAAGAAAAACGGGAAATATCAACACCTTGATTTTCAGCACCTTGTAGATTTAGCCACAATTGATATGTATTTGCGAGATACGCTTCTAGATATTGCTATTAATGTAGAACACTTTATAAAAGTCGAGTTATCTAGATTAATCACTAACAATCCCGATGAAGATGGTTATACCATTGTTCAAGAATTTGCCGTCAATTACCCAACATACTATAACAGTACCTACAATCGATTCAGACAATCTCGATATCAAAAAGATATGTTTCTAAAACGTGGAGCTGATATCCCGATTTGGGCATTAATGGAGCACATGGATTATGGCTGCTTGTTAAAATTAGTAAGGCTTTATTTTGATAAGTATAATCCCAGCTCTCTTCAAAAGGCTGTGACGTTAGGTGATAACTCGAGACATCTCAGAAACGCTTGCGCTCACAATAATGTCCTGATGGTAAATGTATTTAGAGATGATGAAAAATTGAATAGAGTTAACGCCGTAGTTAATACGTTTGCTAGACAAAAGGGCGTTCTCAAATATCGTCAATACCGCAAAGTGAATGACCTTCTTTCACTCATTGCCTTATCAAATGCCTACTGTTCCACTGCGGTCCAATATCATCAAGGTTTAAAGATCCAAAATCTTATCGACCGAATGCAAAGGTATGCATCTGATTACACAAAAACGCCAGAACTGGTTAAAATGTTTACTATTTTTTGTAAAATCATTGACAATAAGTAAAACATTTTGTAAACTATTTTTAGTGGAAGACTGATTAAGTTCAGCGCCCTATGGCTTGTGCGTGCGCAAGTGTAAGGGAACAAAACGTCTAAAAAGAGCCAGTTCGTTTGTCGAATTGGTTCTTTTGCTTTTTCTATAGAAACTGGTGTGAGGTGCTATGACTGAAAAAGAATTGCTTGAGCAGTTCAATGTCTCTATCTGTGAGTTTAGTTCTCACGAGTGGTCACGAAACGGCTTTATCGACTCGATAAACAGGGTGGTTTATATCAATGGGGATTTAGCCCCAGAAATACGTTTAAAGGTCATTTTACATGAATTAGGCCACCTAGAGCAGAACTCTAAAGACTATGAGCGTTTGCGTGAGAAATACGAAGCTCAAGCTAACAGAGACATGATCCGTGGATTGCTCGAAAATGAATCCTTGGATGACTTTAACTACGTTCGTTTTATGAAAAAATATAATCTCACCACAATTTGTGATGAGACATTCGTAAAACATGAATATTTGAAACTACTAAAAAAGCCCTATAATCTCCCTCGCCAAAGTTAGATTATAGAGCTTATGCATCACAGAAAATAGAAAACAGAAAATACACTAACAGTAAGGCAAACCAACAAGGTTATGTTTTCTTTTTCTGTACCCATTTTACCAAAATCAAGGAGATATGACAATGTGGGTAGAACAATTACCAAACGGAAAATATAAATATTTCGAAAGATACAAGGATGCTTATACCGAGAAATGGAAACGGGTGTCTGTTACGCTTAACAGTGGCTCAAATCGAGCAAAGAAAGAAGCTCAACGCTTGCTGGATGATAAGATAGCCCAGAAAATAGAATCATCAAGCACCACTAATGTATCGTTTCATAGTGCCTTTAACGAATGGTGGGAATTTCACCAAAAACAAATTAAGTTAAGCTCAATTAAGAGCCTTGCAGCGTCCGTTAAGCGAATATCTGACGCTATTGAACAAGGAACTATCCTATCAAATATCAATGTCAGACTTATCCAATCCTTACTAGACACCGAAGACTGGACAGATTCACAGAAATATCGTGCTAAGACCGTACTAAATACATTTTTCGATTATGCTATGGATCAACAACTTATAACTGATAACCCATCACGAAAAGCACGATTGCCAAAGAAAAAGAATGAACTTGAGAAACAGCAAACTGCTAAGAATAAATACTTAGAACCAGACGAATACAGTCGCTTATTGAAAGAACTCTATCGGAAAGATATAACACTGAGATACGCACTAGCGTGTGAGTTTATGCTCCTAAACGGTTGCCGTATTGGTGAACTGGCTGGGCTGACTGTTTCAGATTGCCACAAAGAGACACGTTCTTTAGATATACACACCTCTTTCAACAGATACATTCCAGAAAACGAAGGGACAAAAACAGTCGCTAGTTACCGAACTACATACCTCACTAATCGAGAAATGGAAATCATTGACCAGATACTAGAGTTGAAAGAGTTAAGCGAAACAACCAATCCAGATTGGTATCATAGCGATAAAATCTTCACGACTAACACTGGCAAGCCTATCCATAGCACAATCCTAAGTGCATCACTCCAACGAGCTAACACCAGACTGGAAACACCTATCGACAAGCATCTATCCCCTCACATCTTCAGACACACCACAATAAGCATACTAGCTGAAAACAATGTGCCACTCAAAACCATCATGGATAGGGTTGGTCATGCCGATTCGGAAGTCACTACTAGCATCTATACCCATGTCACACGAAACATGAAAGACCAAGCAGTCAATATTTTGGATAATATCATTACGAATAACCTTGCCCCTTCCTTGCCCCTCGGATAGAAAAAAAGAACCCTAGGTTTAACCTAGAGTCCTTAGAAACGTTGTTAAATCAACGTTTTATTTTTTCAAGTTGTAGAATG